GAATGTTGAATGGAATTTATTTATTTCTCTTGCTTCTCTTATTAGTTGGGCTATCGGGTTATCACAATTTACTAGCCAGTTTTGGGTAAAACTTGGTTCCCCGGTTTTCGGTGTCCGTGGGTAATCAACTCCCATCCTATCAAAAACTTGAGCTACAGATCTTGCAGCCCAGATGTCTACTTTTAAAGTAGTTTCATCATTTATTTTTTTTAATAAAAGATTTTCTTTCGCTTTAAATTCTTTTTTTAATTGATGGGCTTTTTCTTCGTCAATTCTTATACCCTTTCTTCTCATATCAATAATGATGGGCAGTAATTCCATTTCCATGTCCCATACATCATTTAAGTTTTGTTTTGTAATTTCATTTTTAAAATATTGCCACAAACGTAAAGTTAGCCTTGCATCTTGCTCAGCATAATGTCCTACGTACCCTGCGGGTAATCTCCATAGATCTTGTTTAGGATCTATTCCCCACTCTTTAGCTTTTTCATTTAAAAAAGTTTCATTCTTAAGTTCACCTAAATAATCTTTAGCACAAGAATTTAAATTAAAGCTGTATCTATTTTCATTAATTATGGCTGCTGCGATCATGGTATCAACAATTGGCCCATTTATATGAAACCCATTAACTAACAACCAACCCACATCGTAACTAGCATTATGAAAAATTTTAGTTGCTGGTGTTTTTAAAACCTCTTGCATCCAACCCACAGTAATACCTTCATCCATATTACCACCTGCATCATGATGTATTGGAAAATACCATTCTTGATCAAAAGCAGCTACAGCAAAACCCACTATATGGCCATCAAACGTAGCCCAACCTGAACCCTTAGTTTTAATATTTGGATCTTTTGTTTCTAAATCAATAGCGATTTCTTTTGCATTACTTAAATCTGGATACTCAGACGGACATATCCAATCACTATCATTGTATATAAAATTTAATTGATGGGTCATTTTAAATATTTAACTATTAAATAAGTGACAACGGTAGCAAAAATTATACAAAACATACCTATTAATAAAAATAAAAACCCTAATTTAATCGTCATCTTTTAACTTTTTTATTTCTAATTCACAATAATGAATTATTTTTTCTAAATCTTTTATTCCGTTCTTCTGTTTATATCTGCAAACGTATTTCACAACGTTACCTTGGAAAAACGTCAGTTCATTTTTAGATATAAATTCGAATGGTTGGATAGCCATATCCTTATAATGATCCCCACCTATCTGCTTGTTCTGTGGGAATACATCATCAAATATATCTTTGTTTGTCATAGTTCGCTTCATATAGTTTATAATATTTACCTAATGGAAAATTGTATTGGTGGTGAGTGCCTAGTAAATGCAAAGTGCCTTTTGACCTTGTAGCCCCGGTATACCATACTCTTAATTCCTTAACTTTCTCTTTTATATTTTTTTTATCAAAGTGTGATGGGAAATTACATTTACTAGACAAAACAACATTGTCTGCCTCTCCGCCTTTAACCTGGTGTATTGTATCTATTATAATTTTTGGTGGTTTAGTTAAATCAATCTTTTCCCGCATAATTTTTATAAAATATTGCTTGTCCCTATCTTTAAATTTTCTTTTAAAAATATCAAGCCAATTTCCTTTACCCTCACGCATACCACATCTTAAATGTAATTCATCAAAATTAAACACTTGGTTAGGATGGGCAAAACTCCATTTTTTGCTATCTTGTGATCTAAAGCCGTGATCTATGTTAAGTAGATATTCATACAATATACAAGCCTCTTCTCTGGTAATAGATCCTCCATCACAAATTTTTTGCCAAAATTCTATGGCTTGAAATTGATTCATATCAAAAGATTTATTACCCTTTACATCTTGATAATATAAAGACATGTCTTTTGCTTGTTGTTGTAATTCTCTTTTAACATCATTAATTCTTGCTAATACCAACCATGATCCATCTAAATGCCATGGGACTTTTTTTAAATTATTCCAATAAAATATTTTGCCTTCTTTATCATTAGAGTAAAACTCCTTCTCTACTCTATTATCTTTCATACCTGTTAACAGACACTTAGAAAAAAAATGCACATTTTTATTTAACCTTACTGATTTTTTTAAAATCACGTTACGACCGGGAAAGCTTTGAAAGTGCTCCACATTAGCTCCGTTCCATTCATATATGGCTTGATCATCGTCTCCTGCTATGTAAACTCTCCAAACTGTTTTAGCTAACTTAACCACCATATCCCATTGTAGGGGTGTGAGATCTTGTGCTTCATCAACCATTAATACTTTTATTGAAAGTGCTCCACCATCTTTAATAAATTTTTCTACCATGTCTGTAAAATCTAATCTATCGGGTGTCCGTTGTCCGTTCTCCGTCTCCATAGTTTTGAATTGCTCATAACCTGCAATGATGGACTTAAACTGTTGTAGCCGAGCTCCTTTTCTAGTTTGTTTTTTGTACAATGTTATTGGATCAACTTTCATATTTCTTGCCCTGTCATACAATTGTAAAGACCAATTATTATAAACTTTCTGATCGTCCCAAGTTTCTTTAAAATTAATTTTAATTGTTCCGTATTGTGTATGAAAGGTTAAAAGATCTACTTTAGGATCAAGAACTGGTATTTCAGCAAATTGCTGTCTCGCTAAACTGTGTAATGTTTTAAAATATTTAAATCTATCTTCATCTATATCACTAAATTTTTTTCTAATTCTAGAAATACATTCATCAACTGCTTTATTAGTAAATGATATGTAACATATTTCCTCTGGCTCAATACCTTGTTTTAAATATCTTTGCACTCTTTTTAATAAATTCTCTGTTTTACCAGTTCCGGGAGGGCCAAAGATTTTAATTGTCTTCCCACGCAGCTTTTTGTTTAATAAATTTAACATCTTTGTTTTTATGTTCGTTTTGTTTTGGCAGGTTTACAACCCAATGTCTAGTATCTATGCTTTGAAATTTCTTTTTTGGTAATGCTCCACCTTGTTCTAAAAATCTTGTACACTCTCTTTCTGACCAATTGTACCCCATCTTTTTCATAAACTTTCTAAAAGTTTCTAATTTAAATCTCATTTCAACTTTATCTATCCATATGTTACCTGAATCAATTTGATCAAACTCTGTTGTATCTTCTGTCTCTTCTAAAAATTGTGTAATACGTGAATTGAATACATCAACTCTTTCTTCTACTGCATCAAATCCTTCCATATCTTGCTTATTAGATATTAACTCTTCTAACCAATCTCTGTATGGATCTGGATCTCTTTTAGATGGTTTCAAAGGTCGCCAAACGATATCATAATTCAACAATTGCTCACCTAATAATTGTTGTTGATATAACTGTTTTGTTGATAATCTAATAGATTTACCTTGTATGGGTAATATCCAGTAAGGTTCTGGATACGAATTTACTTTTAATAATTTACCAACTTCGGGGAGAACCTCGTTAGTTCCAATCCCAAGTTTACGCTTAACGCATTCACTTGAAACGCAATGCATTCTTGCAATACTTGTTTTACATTTGTACGCATACTCCTTATTTTCTACACCTTTAAATATATTTTGCAATTCTTTTGGATGTAATTTTTCTGTACAAACTTTGCTCATCATTTCCCTTGTCCACTCTTCATACATTATAGGATCTGGGTTAATTTTTTTAGCTAAGACAGCAACATTAAACATAGCATCGTTTCTACCCTCCCCCTTTTTAACTTTGTTTTTCATAAAGTTTACTACACAAGGCGGATAATCTTTAGTCTCATCATCTTTAAAAATTTTTAACTTGTAAAATTTCTCAGGAGTTAATCTAAATTTTTTTACATATTCATACAAATTTTCTAACTTGATAGCACTACAATCATCATGCATAGCAACTCTAGTTGTCATATGTGCTTTTTGATAAGGTAAATTTACAAAATTACCTTTTCTTTTATCATCCCATTTTTCGGGTGTTAAATCTACTTCATCTTGAGCAGGAAAAATATCAGTGGTCGTGTCGTTAATACCTAAGTCTGATGCAATCTCTATTAATTTTTTTCTCATAGACGAAGCCTCCACTAAACCATCTATGTGTAATATTAAATGTAATCCGTTAGATTTTGATCTGTAAGGAACTAAAGGATAATTTCTTTTTCTAATAATAGAAATTAAATCTTCGTGTTTAATGTTATACTTATCAACATCTATTACACCCCAGTTACAGGTGTTGTCATCCCTAATTGGAACACTTCCAAAGTAAGCATCCCCCTTTAAGTGTTGAAGCCAGTTATCTCTTGTTATTGGCTTTGGTTCTAACCAATGTCTAAATTCTGCTTTACCTTTTGAATTTTTTTTACCAGTTGGTTTTGAAACACCGTAATATGTATCGGAGCCTTGGAAGAGCTCAATGAACTCCTCCAAGGTTTTATTCTCGATTGACATTAGAAAGGTGTTTTTTCTACCGTATCTTCTTTATCGTGATTTACTTTTACTGAGCCCTCTTTACAAGTTTTGTGAAACTCAAACGCACCCTGTAATACATCACCAGAGTTTACAGTCCCAATGTGTTCAATCTCCCAACCATACCAAGATCCTAGATTATTTTTTTCTAGAACAGTTTTAAGATTGTACATCTGTGTAAATGTTCCTGGTTTGAAAAAACTTCCGTCTTTTCTTTTTGCTCTTACAGACATCATCATTGAATTCCACTTTTTAGATTTTTTTCTTTGAGTAGATTTCATTGTGATCAATGCAGTACTTGCAACATTTTTATCATCTAAGACAGTAACGTAATGGGAAGCAGTTTCTTCAACATAATTTCCATTTGATAATCTGTCTTTGTTTTTGTCATCTCTTGTAGTTTTAGACATTATATCACTATCAGCAGGATAAATGTTTACAGGAGCTGAACTACCTTCCATACCTCTATCTTTCCACTCGATATACTCAAGTTTATAAAAACATGGAATTACTGTTACACCTTTTGCACCATCGTACAATTGATTTGTAACTGTGTTAAATATCATACCTGGTCTTGCCTCTGGTATGAATTGTGAATCTCCTTGCGTAACTTGCGGAGATAGTTGTCCAAGGATTTTTAAAAATGGTAATGCTAAACTTTTTGAGTCAACATTATCAAATCCTTGATCTGCAAATTGTTCGATATTAACATTTGCAACTGCACCACCTTTTTCTTTGATGGCGACTTCTTTTTGGTCGTTTGTCTTCATCGTTATTACCTCTTATTTTTTCGTTATTTTAGTCTTATTAGCAATATAAATTCCAAACATATCAAAAGGTATTTCTTTACCTTTCTCTACTTGTTCCCGGACAAAAGCTTTTAAAGTCATAGGTTCAACTTTTTGTTTTTGCGTATAGCCAAACCCTAAATCTTCACAAACTTTTATAAGTTCAGAAACTTGATTGTCCTGACCTTTATCTATATTTGCTGTTAAGATGTTTTTAATCATGTCACCATGACCGTTATCTCTTAGCCAACTAAAAGCCTCTTCATTTCTAGACTCTGGAATTCTAGCAGCATAAAAGGGTTTAACCTCAACCACTGTTCCATCCGAAAGTTGAATTTTATCAACCCCCGCTTCTTGAAGCATATCAGGAATTATTTTTTCCTCATAATTTTTTGCTTTTGTTTTTAGCTCAGAAATTTCTTTTTCTTTGTCTTCAATTTGTTTTTGAAGACTTTTCAAATCATTGCATTGTTTTGAAATAGATTTTACACTATCTTGATCCAATTCAATGTTTGAAAATTTTTCTATATTTAATTGTTCATCCATATCAACCTCCTCCCATCTTAATAATATTTTTATTTACAATTGCAATAAAAAAATATAAAAATATTTTTAGATATGGAATGGAAGTACCCCTACAAGACAAATCCTTTTGAACATCAAAGACAAGCTTTGAAAAAATCAGCAGACGCTTATTCTTTTGCATATTTTATGGAAATGGGCACGGGCAAAACTAAAACAGCCATTGATAACATGGGTTATTTATACATGAAAAAAGAGATAGATACAGCCCTCATAATCGCTCCAAAATCAGTTTACACCATATGGTGTAATGAGATAGAGGCACACCTACCAGATGTAGTTAAACGTGATATTTTTCAATGGAAAATAGATAAACCCAAAAGATGGGATTATTTTAAAAAAAGTAATAATTTAAAAATTTTTTTGATTAATGTAGAGGCTTTAAGTAATAGAAATGGATTTGAAACAGTTAAAAAATTTATTAAAGATTATAAAAATAATTTTGTAGTCATTGATGAATCAACCACTATAAAAAATCCTAAAGCAAAAAGAACAAAATTTATATTGGCTCTTAGAAACTTTATAAAATACAGAAGAATTTTAACAGGTTCTCCAGTTACAAAATCACCATTAGATCTTTATGCACAATGTTACTTTCTTGATCCTAAGTTGTTAGGGTTTGAAAGTTACTATGCATTCAGGAACAGATATGCAGAGATGCAACAAATACAAATGGGTGCAAATAGATTTATTAGTATACCTAAATATTATAAGCATATTGAAGAACTTGAGAGAAAATTAGATATATTTTCTTTTAGGGTTAGAAAAGATGAATGTTTAGATTTAAAACCGAAAGTCAGGCAAAAAAGATTAATACAATTGCAGGGTGAGCAAGGTATATTATATGAGAAACTTAGAAGACGTGCGTTGGCCGTTGTCCGTGATTCCACAGTATCTTTTACTAATAAATTATCTGAGATAGTGAAATTACACCAACTTACTAATGGATTTATTAA